CTTCCGTGCGGCTCCGTGCGCCGCCGTTCGGAACGGCGAACAGGAGTTTGCCGACGGCGGGGTATTGGAGCCGGAACCAACCGACGCACATTCGTTGCATGTGCGATTCAACGTGTCGTGTCATAATCAAAATAGGGTTAGTTGTTTGAACGCCGTTGCACGGCGCTGATCGTCGATTTGCTTGATGATGTTCCGAATGTATCGGGCCAGCGTGCTGTCTTTGATGAATCCGTCTTCGTCGTCCTCGTTGTCGAGATTCGACTGGGAGCGACCGGAACAGTTCGCCAGTTCACGTTCGGCTGATTTGCGGGCATCGAGCAGGGCGGCAAGAATCGCGGCGGCCTCCGTTGGGTATCCCTTTTGCACATCATCAACGAATCCGGCCCCGACGTGATGGCCCGAATTGTGCAAGTTGACGTCCAGCCCGTAATCCCAGCGTCCTGTCGGCGACTGCGCCGTTTTAACCTCCACGATACAATGGTGGTTGAATAATCGGACAGGTCTGTTAGGCGTTAGACATACGTCGTGAATGTTGAAATCGAAACCGTTGTACGATAACGCCACGAATTTACCGCTATCCCGCCCGGCTTTTTCGTGCTTATCAAGCCATGCGCACCACTCTTTGAACGTAAACTGTTGCCCGGTGCATCGGCAGGTATGATGAATGTTTTTCATGGATAGTTATGATTAAAAAAGTTTCAGTTGCTGATCTTCTGCGTTCATTCGTTTTTCAACCTCCTGCACGGTAAGGCCGTATTTGAATCCGTAGCTGCACAAGTTCGGCGTATGGCTCAACTCAACCAATTCAGCCCATAGTTCGGGATGATTGCGTCGCAGGTTGACGAAATGTTGTATTTTGCAGTTCGGGCAGAACCAGCACCCACCGCGTGTCCCGGTCGTGTAGATCGGTGACAGTAACCCGTGAGCGGCGCAAAGCTGTTTCGCCATCTGTTCGGTGTAGCCGTATTTCGCCAAGAGCGAAATTTTGTTTTCTGTGAGTTTTGCAAGTCGACGCGGTTCGTCTGCGGCGATACCGATGTACTGCACGATTTTCGTTTTGGCACGCAAGGGGCCGCCAGCAATTTCGGCAACCCTTTTTCGTCGCGCCATTTTCGCCATTCGGCGAAATCTTTACTGTAATCTCTCATCGTTCAGTTGGTTCCCAAGTTTGATAATGAATGTTTCGTGATCGGGTGCACCCCATTCCGGGCGGCCTTTGCCGATCGTGATGCCCTTGCACTCCCAAAGCATCTGGCGCTTCGTGTAGCCGTAGGAGAAGCACACGGCGTCATAGTCTTTGAATTGCGGCCCCCATTCAAAAGTGCCAATCGGATGTTCCATAACGCGTTCTGCGGATATTTTATCAATACGTTCTCCATCCGCCCAGAGCATTAACCTTTGAAGCCAATACGGCTTGAACTCCCGATACTCCTCCTTTTTGATCTCGGCCTCGATCATCTCGTACCACTCCTTTTTGAGTGGTAAATACAGAATGTTCATAGAGCTATTCGGTTAATTGTTTACGGTACGACGGAGATTCCATGCCGCGCATGATAGTTAGAATTCGGAGCAGTTCGTCGGGCGATAGTTCGCCCGCAGGCTGCTCGTCTTCACGTTCGGCAATATCGAACAGACTGTGTTTGTGCATGAATGCCGGAAATAGGGATTTGAGCATTGCTCGTCGTTCGCGGGCGAATACCTTTCGATAGTATTCAAATGTATTTGCGATGTCTATTTTCTCGACCTGCGTAAGTTTAACCCGAACCGTCTTATTGGCGGCACAGTACGTTGCGTGTTGGATGAACTCGGCGTCAGACCCGAACGTGTTAAGCAGGATAGCGATAAGCAATCGCCGCTCATCGACGCTTTTATACTTGAAATAACATGTTTCCCGCTTATCCGACGCGATGTCTTCGAGGCGAAGACCGTATTTTTCAAGCATCGCGGCAAGCTGAATTTTCGCTGCCTCCATTTCGCCGCCGTCGCCTTGCTGGGCCAGCGCGAGAACCTTGCGGATTCTCTCCTTGATTTGGTCGTTCGTCATCGTCTTGAATCTTTTGCGGGTTCGCCGTTTCGTTCGATCTCGCCGAGCGCTTCGTCGAGGTGGTAGGCCAGCTCTGCGGCCTGTGCAGCCACGCGCCGCGCCCAGTCTGAACGAAGCCTGCCGCCTCCGACGGGTGGGGTTGTTATGACGGCGTGCGCAAGGCTTGCCATTGCGACGGTGGCATACAGTTCGCGTTTCGTGATTCCTGCTGCCGAGAATGTTTCGGGCGAAACTCCCTCGGCCTCGACTGTGATCGTCTGCGGAATAGCCGCCTTACCGAGCATTTCAGCGATTCTGTCGTAGAAATTTGCCGGGGACTTGCCCCGCTTGTCGTTTTTGTTTTTCATCGTGCGTTGTGGTTTTAGATTCGCGGGGTTTGGTAGTGTAGCATCCAGCCCGCGAAATGTTTGTCGAAAAAGTTATCCCGAAAGAACCGGACATTGGCCTCGACAGCTTCGGCCATCTGCCGCGTGCAGCGGAACGTCAGCCGCTTGCGTTCGGTGTCGATAAATATCAATTCCAGATCGTGAATGAATATCGGCGCAAGCGCCGGATTCATTTGCTTTGCGAGGCCGTAGAAACGTCGGTATTTCGCAAGGAAATCGGCATTGAAGCGTGGCGCGGCGTTTTTATCTTCCTGCGTCCATGTACGCGCAAGCGCCGGGCGGTCGGTAGCGGCTTGTCCGTTTTTACGAATCCAGCCCGACGCCTCGTAATTAGCGCAGAATCGTTCGACCTCGTAATCGGGATTTTGGAAATTCTTGAAAAAAAAGATTTCAAAAAATGTCTCTCTCTCTGCCTCTGCCGCGCGTGCGCGCGAAGAGAGAGATTCTTTTAATTCTTTATATTCTTCTTTATATATTCTTATACTGTTGTCGCTTGAAAACAGTTGCGTTTGTCGCTCGTTTGTCGATTGATTGTCGTTCTGTTTGTCGTTTTGTTTGGTGTCGTCGCTATAATCATCTGTATTACTGTTAATTATATGTGTTTTCGGTTTGTCGTTTGGTTTGTCGATTTTGGCGACTTTCTTTCCCGCTACCCTCCGCAAACCCTCGTAACTGTTTGTCGGTCGTTTGTCGTTTTCATTTTCTAATGGCTGGTAAGTGTCGAATTTACAAACTGTTATAATGCTTTTGTAGTTTGTCGCACGGACGGATATTTCGCCGGACGCCTGCAAACGAGCTAAACGGGTTCTAATCTGTCGTGTCGTCTGTCCTGTTTCTGCGCACAAACTATCGACGGAGGTAACGAAAGCTCCGCGTTCAATCTCCACTCCTCGCCATCTCGTAGGCAGGTAATTCGCCTTGAGCAGACAAACGACCCACAGTTGCAGCGTGAGCGGGTCGTCGAACCACTCCCATCCGAGCGTGCTGCGATACAACCGCACCCAACCAGTATTTGTTTCGTTTGCCATTGATGCTGATTTGGCCCGTTAAATTTCGCTTTTATTCAGTTCGACGATTAAACCCTTGTCCGCGACGAAAACACGCGCAAAACGGGCTGTTTTGCGCATTTGCGCGGCAAAAGCATCGGCAAGACTGTTTGCGTTCGAAAGGTGCAACAGAACGACTGTCGAAAGTTCCGCCGTTTCGTTCGCCTTGACCATATCGCACGCTGCGTCGATTGATAGATGCGACGTTCGCACGCGCGCTGCCTGTGCCGGGTTCATTGCCCCGCGGGCGATATTATCGTCCAGCTCCTCTTGTGAATAGTTCGCCTCGATCAGAATATGATTCAGCCGCAGGGATTTGAAATTGTACCGGATAAAATGCGTGTCGGTAGCAAATAGCACTTTTCCGCATTCCTCGTGTTCGATGATATATCCGAACGGCTCTGCCGCGTCGTGCTTCACGTCGAACGCCCGGACGACGAAATCGCCGACCGTGACGGACTGCATCGGCCGCAAAGCGTGCGCCCGGTACGCTTTGTCGATATGGCACGCCGCGAGCGTTCCCCGCGAAGCGTAGACGTCGATTGCCCGGTCGGCGTATTTACCGATGTGGGCCGCGTGGTCGCCGTGCTCGTGCGTTACTACTGCACCGACGAACTTTCGGGCGTCGATACCGGTTCGGGCGAACATCGTTTCGGGCGATGCGCCGCACTCGATAACGAGCGCAGACGCTTCGCTCTCCAAAACGTAGCAGTTGCCAGCCGACGACGAGGATATAACGTGCAGCTTCATCGGGTTACACGTTGAACGGGTCGTCTTCAATGGCAGCGGGGGCTGCCTCTTCGGTTACCTCCTCGCGTGGAACGGGCGTCGGCGTAGGGATCGGCGGCATCGTTTCGGCGGGTACGGCCGATTGTGCTGTGATTGCGGCCGGAGCAACCTCCTCGAATTTTGCTTCTTCGATATTTGCCCCGGCGGGCGCGGCCGCCGTTTCGTTCGTTACGCGGCGTTCTTTCTCGTCTTCGCTCAACAGCCATGCGTCAGACGACGAGTTGATGATGTGCTTCATGGCGGAACGCTCGACTGTTCGCCCGGCCATTTCGCTGGTGAAATTTCGGTGCGCAGGCGAGTTGCCCCGCGTCGCGCCTTGCATCCACGCCTGCCGGATTTCGGTCATCGTCTTGATCGTCGTCGAGTGCGAGCCGTCGGCCATAGTCGTTACGGCGTAGGCGGCGACGATCTTGTCTTTGTCGATTCTCGACAGGCTCGGAACGTGTTTCGTTATCTTGATTTCGCCGTCCTCCGTATACATGTATTCGAATTCGTCACCCTCGTAGACGACGACCGAACGGACTTTCTTCATGCCTTGTGCGCGGGCCAGTTTCTCATCGCCGAAATACGACCGCCAGAACGTCAGTTCGAGCTGCCCCGACGCCTTGTTTTTGATCGGGATAAAATACCCTTGCTTCTTCTGAATATCCATGCCTTGCAGCACCATGTCGAGCAGCGAATTTGCCACCGACGCTTTGGTTACGACCTCCAAAACCGGGTGTTGTACTTTGTTGGAATCCTCCCAAAGCATTTCGGAGATACGAAGCCATGCAAGGTTCATTTGGTTAGTTACGGCGTAGTCTTTCGGGACGACCAGTCCGCCGTTTGCTTGCAGCTCCTCGATGCGTCGCAGGACGCTGTTCGCAAGTTCATCTTTCATTGCGGCAATCGCTTTCGATTGCGTCGTTGGGGCGGTCTGCGCTCCGTTCTGATTGTTATTCTGTGCCATAGTTATTTGAAATAAAAGATTTGACGATACGTGTTGTAGTTGCGGTCTTCGATAGGGGCGTCCTGCGGGTGGCGGCACGCCTCGGAAAGCCAGCGTTTATAGCATTGCGGGCAGTATATCTTATTCAGTACGGCGATGTAATAGCCACCGTCGGGGGTCGCCATATCCGCCGTGCAGTAGTCGCATTTCGCGGGGCTTCCGATGGCCCACATGTCGAGCGTTTCGACGTGGGTAACCTTGAATCCTTTTTCGTTGCTGACGATCTGCGCCATGTCGTTACGCTGTTTTAAGTTCGAGCGCAGCACCTTCGACCACTTGCAGGCGAATGACCTGCGAATCAAGCGCAAAATCGGTCTGCGATATGCTTTCGGCATTGTCGATGAAGACGGGCGCGGTTGCGCCGTAGTAGCGGCAGAACGTACGGATGATGTCAAGCCCGGCGAGTACCTGCCCGGCGCTGTTCAACGAGTTGAACGGCACGCCGTCGATGGTGGCGACGCATGTTTCGACGTCCGCGCCCTCGATGGTCTGTTCGTACATTCGCCAGCGCACGAGGTCGAACCGCGAATTTATCGCCGCTTCGACGGCTTCGATGTCCGCTTTCGTGTAGGCCGCCGCCGCAAATTCGAGGCGTTCGAGTTCGGCAATGCGTTCGGCGATCTTCTTTTCGGCGGCTTTGGTTTCGTCTATCAATCGTTGAATTTCCGCCGTGCGCTCCTTGTTTGCAAGGCGGCGGCGTAGGTCGGCGGTTGCGGTTGCGAGGTTCTGACGCACCATGTCGATCTGTGCGGATATATCCCGGCGGCGTGTCGTGAGCGTAGCGGCCGTGATTTTCGTGGTCGCCGAGGCTTCGAGGGCGGTTTGCGCGCGGGTAAGCTCGTCGGTGAGTTTTCGGTATTCGGGGGATAATTTCGCCTGTTCTTCCTCTG